AACTTTGATAAACATTTTAAAGCGTGTGTAAAAGCTGGTTTAGAAGGTACTGGATATATCTTACATAGATACAAAAAAGCAGATGGTATTAAAAAAACAGTAGTTGGTAAAACTTATGCCAATTACTTAAATGCTAATGATAAAAAATATTATGGCATGACGGGTAAGCAATATTATAATTTTACTGAAAATGATACTGGCTACCAAAATGCTTTAGCTTTTGATACTTCTAAAAAATTTCAAAAAATACTTAACCAAATGGAGGCTGCTTAAATATGAAAGTTCAAGTTGTTACTGTTGATAGAGCTGGCGGTAAAAAACTATGCGTTCAAGTTGTTTACCAGGTAAACGGCAAAACTAAAAAACAAAACAAAGAAACTTTTGGTTTGAATGAAAAAAGAAAAGCTGAAGCGTTAAGATCTAAACTAGAAAATTCAGATAAGATAGATGTCATAGATCAAAAAATAGAATTTAATTTTGCTTTTGATGAATATTTTAAAGTTATCAATAGCGATCCAGACACGACATCTAAATATAAAGATATGCAAGTAGCATACATTAACAATCATGTTAGACCCCATATCAATAAGCAATATCTAGCAGACTACTTACTATCAGATTTTAGAGAAGTAACTTTACTTGGTATTAAAAATAGTAAAGCTCTACAATGGGTTAAAAAAGGTGGGTTCGGTAGTTATAAGAAAAAAACTGAAACCATTGGTAGAGTAACTATTAGAGCTGCGGTATTAGAATTTAAAAAATTCGTAAATTTTTGTGCCAGCAGACAATGGAAGATTGACTATACCATTGCTAATTTTAAATTCGGGCCAAAATATTTTAAAGATTACAATACTCAAATCAAGTGGATGCCTACTACTCCAGAGCTGTTAGCTGTTGTAAATAAGGAACCAGATATACAGTTAAAAACTTTATACAAATGTGCTGCTGAAACTGGAGCTAGATTAAGTGAGCTGCTTGGGATCTGTTATGAGAATGTAGATTTCAATGCTGGTGGTGTGTTTTTAGATCACTCAATCAATGAAGAAAACAACTTTAGACCCTACCAGGTAAAGACCCAAAGAAGATTTGTAGAAGTATCAGACCAATGTTTAGAGCTGTTTGGTATATGGATGAAGGCGCAAATGTTTCCAGTTACACATAGAAACGTAACTTTTAATAATCCAGATATAAATAAAATGGAAAAAAGAACATTTAAAAGAGTGTTTAATGTACCTATCCACGGAGCTAGAAAAAGAGTTAAAGTTTCTGCTAAAAGATTAGGGATCCATTGGCCAAACGGAATGTCTCCTTTTAGAAAGTGGAGCATATCTAGAATGGAAGAACTTAAAATTTTAACTGATAAGCAAATGGATAATAGATTTGGTAACTCTAAAGATATTAGACAAGCTAACTACATTAGAGATTTGAATTTGAATGAGAAACAAAGAAAAGCTGCTATTAATCAAATAACGCAAGGATGATAAATGCCAGCACTACAAGAGAAGGAACGAATAGCAAAAATGATGTTCGTTTTAAGAACCATAAGTGGTAAAACTCAAACAAAAATATCCAAAGCATTAAAGGTTTCGTTTCAGCAGATACAGAAATATGAAAAAGCCTTAAATGGCATTGGTTCTGATAAGTTATTTATTTTAGCTAAACAAGAAGGCTGGGATATAAATTTATTATACAATGGAGATCCAGAAATGGTGCTGCAACAGATACCCTTATTTAAGCAAGATATGGTGGCTAAAAAGTTTCGTGAGATAGAAGCTAACATTGTGGAAGAACGCAAGCTACAAGCTCGCTATGCGCCTCTAATGCCTAAATTAAACCGAGAGCTAGCTGGCGAGAATACATTTAAAGATCCAGTAGCAGATAAAGAACCAATAAAAATATATAATTTATAAAAAAAACTAGAGGGAGCTAGCAACTCCCTCGTTACTTTTTCCCCTCAAAAAATACAAAAAAAATAGCAAACTTCTTTGGTTTACTCTCTTGTTTACTCTCTGATGGTTTAGAATTGTTGTGTGCCAATAGCTATTGGTAATATTCGAACCTACCAATCATTTTGTTTATTATCGTTGTTATATAACACTTGCAACCACGATTAGACAAATTTTATTTACCAAAAAGAC